TAATCATTGACTTCCATTTTTCACGTTGAAATAAAACAAGTTCTAATTTTTCTAAATGTACTTTTTTAACGTTTGAAAACATATAAGTTCCGTTTTTAGCATAACAAAAAGCTGCACATATTCCAGCATTTGGGCATGTATTAAATTTACTTCCATCTGAAAGTTTAACCCAATGAGCAGGTAAAGTCCATCCAAAAATACCTGTTTTTCTTAAATCTGAATTTTGAGTAAATAGTTTCATATTAATTAATTTCTATAATTGAACAATAATTTTTTATTTCATTTAAAGGTATGTTAAATCTTTGTCCGTTTTTTATTGAACTATAATAACCTTGTAATTTATACCTTTCAATAAAATTATTAATTGTTAAATTTACTTTATTTATTGAATTGTATGTTTTATTAAATTCAATATCAAAACCATCTGGGCTTAATATTCTAAATTTTTTTTTTTTCATTTTATTTTTAAACTTAGGGTTTCCTATTATAGAATTAATTTTTTCTTTATTTAGACTAATTATTATTTCTTTTTTTGTATAATAACAACCATTTAAACTATTGACTGCTTTTTCTAAGTAATTCATGTTCTTTGTGTTTTTTAGTTATTGTAATCCTTTGTAAAATTCATCTCTCATGCTTGAGTTCATAGTGTGATAAATATCTCCTATTTTATCTAAGTATTCCACATCTGTAATATTCCTTTTTTCTAATTCCTCAACTATTTTAAAACCTTGTTTCTGCCAAAGGTTAAAATCAGCTTTCATCTTCTGTTTGAATTTACCAGTTAATTGTGTTGACTGCTCAACTGTTGATTTAAATAAACCAATTAATAAATGGCTTTCAAATTCAAGTTTTGCCTGTTCATGTGTTAGTTGTTTTTCCATGTTCTTTGATTTTTAATTTATAAACTTTTATTAATTCTTTTATTTCATCTAATGTTAGTTTTAAAGAATCCCCTCTTTTATTCATTAGTCTTGTGTAGTGGTATTCTCCTATTCTTAAAGGTAGCCTAACCCCGTATTCAATATGATTACCATGCTGGTGTTGGTTGCAGTAAACACATTGCCCATGTACATTGCTTTCGTCAAATCTTAGGTTCGGATAACTACCTACTGAAAAGTAATGACCTGCATCGAATTTAGCGCCTAATGGTCTATCGCATGAAATACAAGGTTTATTGGCATCTCTTAATCGAATATACTTGTTAAACACCACTTGTAATATTGAAAGCCATTCAGTTCGTGTACGGGTGTTTTCAATCATTACTTTTTTACGTTCCTTCCATACTTTAGCTTCAGCTAACTTTGCTGCACATTTAGCACCACAAACTACTTGAGTGGTTTTAAAAGGAGTGAAGTTTCCACCACACTCCTTGCATTTTTTAGTTTTTATCAATTTCATTTTTTACTTTTTCCCAATATTTAATAGTTGAAAAAACATCTGTATTAAATGGATTTGAATGTGGATTAGCTAATATTATTTCATTTACACATATTAAAGCACATTCTACACATTTTACCCATTCATCGTTTGTAGTAAACTTATTGTATAATAATTTTTCAAATTTTAAAATTATTTGATTAGCTTTTTCTTTTTCATTCATTTTTTAAAAGCATTTAAATAATCATTAAATAAATTTCTTGCAATAGTTACTTTCTCAATCATTCGTTCCTGCACCTCTTCATTAGCTTCCCATCTTCGAATATAAAGCCCAGCATCTGAGTTAAGAATTAAACGAGGGTCAAAAGAAATAAAGTCGCACCATTTACGACCGCTTAATAAAAGATAGCACTGCATTTGGTAGTAGTAATCATTGTTCTCACTTTCAAAGCTATCTTCATTAAAGAAAAAGTTTAAATGATTAGAACCAACAAATGGACATTTTATTTCAATCATACCTTCGTCACCTACTAAGCCATCAGGACTACCTGTTAATCCTTCAATATTTTCGCTTATAAGCAACTTTGATTCGATAACCTCATTACCTGTTCGGGCTGCGTAATATCTCTTTGCTATTGGCTCATTTTCATGCCCCCATGCAGTTGCATAGTTATCTATACTTTGTTTAGGTTGTCCGCTTAACCTTTCATAGACCTTCTCACGTATGTAAGTTTCTGCACCTTTGCTTAGTAAGTCTTTCTTTGCTCTTGGCTCAGTCATAAGACGATGAATCTCGCTTCCGGTGAAATTACCTAATCTGTTTTCCCACCACGTAGGTGAGTAAATTTCTATTGTTGATTCCATTAGATTGATTTTATAAGCGCAACTTCTACTTCTTGACTAACTGAATACTTTTGTTTGATAACATCAATTGAACCGCCTGACATCATGTATTCCTGTGCTTTTTTATACACTTCACTATCTTTGATTAATTCAGGTTTCTTTTGCTCAACTTTCTTGTTATCATGGTCAGCATCCTGTTCTGTTTCATCAATTAAGAATAAACCATTCAAAGCATATTTACGGGCGTAGCTTGAAGCTGTGCCAGTCGCTTGTTCTGCACTCATTCCTTTGTGTTCGCAAAGTTCAGCATAACCATAACAGAAATCAATATAATCCCCTACTATTATCCTTGCAGTTGCTTTTACAAAGATTTTATTGCCACCTTGAACAACTCGGTCGCTTAACCTTAAAAGTGCGCTATATTTAAAAAGAATAGGTTTTAATGCTTCTAAAATATCTTCAGCACTTCTGTACTTATAATTTCCAAACTTGTTTAAATTACCTTTTGGAACTTTTAGTTCGTTTTGAATAGCAATTAACTTTTCAATGTTAGTTAATTCTTTAGGCAAATGATTTAAAGCTAAATGTTTTGTTTCTTGTGTTTTTTCTGTTTTCATGTTCTTTGTGTTTTTTGGTTAATTAAAAAGGAAGCGAATCGCCATCTTCTATTTTCGGAGTGTACTTTGTCTCATTTGAATACGTCTTTGTTTCAGTATCTCTTTTAAAAGGTTCTTGGAATGCAGCACTAAAATACTTAGTGCCTTTTTGAGATTCCTTAAACCATAAAGATATTTGCATTTCTTTTCCATTCACATTAACAGTTCCTTGATAGTCAGGTTGTTTTTCATTTGTCTTTTTAGAGTTCTTGAAGATTGCTCCGCTGTTTAGTTTAGTTTCCATTTTCTATTGTTTTTTTATTATACGTTTTTACTTTTACAAATTTTTGAACTTCTGATAATTTTAATTTTTGTTTTGTGCCTATTTCATAAACATTAATTTTTCCTTGTTTACAATATGCGAATAATGTAGGTAAAGTAATTTTTAATATTTTTGCAGCTTCAGTTCTTGTAATATATTTACACTCTTTTGATTCTTCAAACTTTACAAGTTCTTCACTAATTACTTTTCTAATTAACATGTCCAATTCTTCAATAGAAATTATAATTTTAGTTTCCATTTTTCTTTTGTTTTTTATTTGTGATTGTAAATTCTTTGAATCGTGTATTAGATTTAGAGTTGATGCACCATTGCTCATTAATGGTATAACCTTTGTCTCTTATCTTAGCCAATACTTTATGCAGATTAAGAGTTCCGCAGTTACATTCTTTTTTAGTGATTGCATAGGCATTTGATCCTGTTATCACTTGCCCACCTAATAAGGCATCGAGGATTGCTTGTTCTTGTGTTTTCATTTTGCAAATTTAATAATTAATTTTTAACTGAATTATAATTTAAAAAATTATCTGTAATTGTTTCTAACTGATTCTTAAGCAGATAGTATTTTTCTGTTAAATTTTGGTCGTAAAGTTCAGACCTTTGTACTTCACCTAATCTTTCTGCAGTATCGTAAAGCTCTGATTCAATTCTTTGAATATCATTTAGGGCTTGTAAACTTCTCTTTGTTAAGTCATCTGAATAAAATTTATTTTCCATACTTTTTAATTTTTAAGTTATAAAATTCATCTATTAAGTCAAGTAAGTCATCATGGCATTCACCCTCTTTAAAAGCCTTTCCAATGGTTACTAAGCTGAATGGCTTTTTCTTTGCCATTCCATAACGTTTGAGTTTTGTGTGGTCTCCATGAGTATAATACTCATCCATTTTTGTTTTAATTGTTTCGGGTATTTTCATATTTGTTTTTAATTGTTTTTTAAAGTTTAAATTATACTGTGTAACACAGCGGATTATCTTCGTTCATAGATAAAGCTACTTTATATGCTTCCTCATATGATAAATATTCTTGAACAAATACTTTAATTAATGGCTCAATATAATCTACACTTTCCAACACCTCTTTTACTATTTTATTTATATCATTGCCTTGAAAGTTTTTATCAATGAATTTTATTACTTTTAAAATATGGTCACATATAAATTCTTCTTCATTTATAGAAACTAAGTAAATACAATCTATTTCATTTGCTTCAGCTAAAAGAAAGCCATAAAGTTCTATATCTGATTTTAATTTGTAAGATGGTATATCGCCATCTAATTTTAAACTTGCATAATGTAATTCGTAACTCATTTTATATTATTATTTGGTTTTTAATATCTATTGATTTAAACATCTTAATTAATTCCTGACTGAATTGTAAGTTCCAATCAAACTCAAGCTGGTTATTTCCTATGAATATTTTATGTTTACCAACTACCTGACCTTTTTTAT